TTCCGTTTGTCGCAGTGCGTTTCCATCGCCATTCGCTTTTTGTGTCTTGGTAAAATGTCCATTTGTCATTTGAGGAGGCCATTGCGGGTTCCTTTGGGCTTTGTAAACAGAACTTGTTATACTGCTGTTTGTTGCTGGTCTACCCATACTCGCAAGGAGACAATCGTGAACTCTGGCACATGGTTCTTCGTTATGCTCTACAACTTTGAAACCGGCTTTTACCTGTCCATTGATGGAGTACTTGCGGTAAGTGCTAGTGATGCAATGTTCAAAGCAAAAGCGAGGAACAGAGCTGAACAATGCGAGCGATTCTGCGTTCTTCATGTAATTAACAACGGAGAATCGCGAGAGGCGCAAAGGTTGGGCGGCCTACGCAGTTCATTCATTAACGCAGATCGGTTATTTCCCATTACTGAGGATATGCCCACGGAAGAATTTGTTCGCTGGATGAATCTTCCGGCCCGAGAGCCTACGCGGAAGGTATAGAACAAAGGCGAAAGGGTATTGGCTCCTGGAAAAGACCAACGGTTAAGGTGAGGTTTGGTCGGGCAGTCGGGGAAGTCGTGATTGACGCAAGGGATGTCATGTCGGATACTTCTGGCATGACATCTCCTTTTTTTGACTTAGCACCAAAAGACCATAGAGAAAACCTTCGCTGGCGAATCCGCTGCCGTAAGCGTGCGTTAACGGATTCCAAGTTTAGGGATGCGCTCTATCAAGCATGTATGAGTGATGTTTGCTTCTGGATGGCATTCGCATGCTGGGGGTATGATCCTCGAGCCCGCTTCAAGGTTGTGCCATTTATTCCTTATCCACATCAACAAACTGTGTTCGTGGCGATGGATGAAGCGATCAACACTGCCGAACGAGAAGAGCGATCGGTCGACGTAATTGTCGACAAGGCTAGAGCGCAAGGAGCTACTTTTGGATATTTGTGGGTTGACCTTCGGCGATGGCTGCGAGATCCGATGTTCTCTGCGGGTTTTGTGACGAGAAACGAAGACCTAATCGATTCGAAAAGCGATTCGTCTACCGTGCTTTGGAAAGTGGCCTGGGCGATAGAAAGACTTCCGTTCTGGATGCGACCGAGTTACGAAAGGAATTTAGGACAGCACACTTTTATCAACAACGAGAACGGTTCACTGCTGCGAGGGTATTCCGCTGGACAAGACGTAGCCGCTGGTGGTCGAGCGACTGTGTTCACTGTGGATGAAGCCGGCGCTCGTGACTTCGTTTCTGGCGGAAAAGATGAAGCGGTTCAAGAGTCTATTCAAGACGTGACAAACTGCGTGCGCCTCGTATCTGCTCGCTACGTCGATCAAGGTGTGTTTCACAACGCATGTGAGAATCCCGACACCGCTAAAAACGGAATACACCTTATTCTCGATTGGAAAGACCACCCAGCGCAAAGCAAGCACTCTTACATCGTGCGCGAGGGTATAGCGGCTGCTATAAAGCTCGAAGATCAAGCAGCGGTCAATGAGTATCACAAAGAGCATCCTGACCTTCGAGCCAGATTGGAGAGGAAGGGATTTAAGTTTGAAGGACTGGTTCGCAGTCCGTGGTACGACTCTCGTTGCCTGCGTCCGACAGCGACTCCACGCTTGATCGCCTCACAGCTCGACCGCAATCCGCGAGGTGCAGTCGGTAAGGTCTTTGCATCCGACCTGCTAGACCGCATGAAACGCCAACACTGCAAGGGACCAGTTTGGATAGGCAATCCAGTGTTCGACTCCGAAACGTGCAGGCTTACGGGATTGATTCCCAGGGATGACGGATTATTGAAGCTGTGGTTTCGTCCTGGCATCGACGACTCACCACCGATGGGACCGTTTACCGCTGGCTGTGACATCGCTTCGGGCGGTGTCGGAGCCTATTCGTCGAACTCGGTCATAACGGCGATTGACGACCGAACCGGCGAACAAGTTCTGGAATACACTATCAAGGGACTTGAACCGCGTCCCTTCGCAAGGCGAGTGGTTGGGCTGTGCATGTGGCTTCGGAACGCTTTGCTTGGCTGGGAGGACTCGGGCGTGTCAGGCGGATTTGCCAAGGAGATTATGGAAGTTCTCTACTATGGCAACGTGTTTTTCAGAAACGTTACGCAGCTCGGTTCACAGAAGAAAAGCCGCAAGCCTGGCTGGCCATGCCGAGATGCTGACAAAGCAGATATGTTCGAGCAAATGGCGCTCTCGATGGAGCATGGGAAGTTTATCCCGCGATCGCAAGAGATGATTGTCGAGTGCGGCGAATACGAGTGGGACGGTTCCAGCATCATCCATGCGCCCTCGAAAAACAAAGGAGCGACCGACAAGAATCACGCCGACAGAGCAATCTCTGCAGCGGGCTGCTTGCTAGTATTTAATACCGACAATGTTGCTGATAAGATTGACACGGGCGAAAAAAACGATCATATTCCCGAGTATGGAAGTTTTCTGTGGCGAGAGCAGCAGGAACGCCGTAGTGTAAAATCATGTAGTCCAGGTTATGGAATACGGGACGTGGTGGGGCGTTAAACAGACTTTCGGAGGTAGAGTCAGATGGAAGAGAAGATCGACAAAGCGATTGAGATCCTCCTAGATCAAATTCGCACGAACTTGAAGCCTGCCGAGGCTAATGAACAAGCCGAAGCGATCCTAAAGATGGCACAAGCGAGACAACTACTTGTTGGCGAAGGAAAGGCCACAACGAAGAAATCAGGGGCTGGCGCTTAACCTAGGCGCTGGCAACAAATAAGGCATAGACGGAGTAGCTACCGTCGAGATTGCCTCTAACACATCGCAGCCTTGGAGGGGCCGCGCCGACAGTCGGCGTTGGCCCCTCGTTTCTTTTTAGGCTGCTAGATGATCGATCTTTCCAACGACGAAAAAAGAGGACGGCTGTTAAAGGCTATTCGATCGTCGCGCACTGCGATGGAGCCGTTTCGTCGTGTCCGCAAAGAGCTAATCAAGGATTACGTTGGTTCTTGGTACGCCGAGTCTGGCGCAGAGAATAAGACGCTCGTCAACCTCATCAACCAGACGGCCCGCATCTACACGATCTCGCTAGCGGCTAACAACCCGCAAGTCTTGGTTTCTACGCCGCGATCTGAATCGCTCTCGTTTGCGCGCAGGTTCGAAGTAAACCTGAACAAGCTCATCAGCGATATGGCACTCGAACAGACGTTTCGATCCATCGTCATGGACGCATTTTTCTGCTTGGGTTGTGGCGTGGTGATGATGCGAGACACCGACACGCGATTTCATGGCTTGCTGGAGTCGGAAGAGGATGTTTGGCTTGATCCTGGCCAGCCATGGTTCAACCGGGTTTCCCTGGACGACTTGATCTTGGACATGCCTGCCAAGGAACTTAGCAAGATGCGGTATTGCGGGCATCGCTACCGCGCGGACTACGAAAAGGTCATGGACGAGCCGGGCTATTCGAAAAAGGTCAAAGACAAACTCCATCCGACCAGCCGGCAGCACCACGACCAGACAGGTGCTGCTCGAGATATCGCTTCGGACTGGGGAAGTGCCGAGGACGATGACCTGAAAGATATGGTCTGGCTGATGGATGTGTGGATTGCAGAGAATAATTCCATTTCCACGATGGCGTGCGAACAGGAAGGCTTGGAGCCGCTGATTGAACGTGAATGGGCTGGCTCTCAGGCGGGACCATACAAATTCCTTTCTTTGGGCAACACGCCGGATAACGTCATACCAACCTCGCCAGCGGTCAACCTGAAGGGGATGCACGATCTGCAAAACAGGCTGCATCGTAGGATGGAAGAGGATTCTGACGCTCACCGAGTCGTGAACGTGTACCCGCCAAGTATGGCTGATGATGCCAAGCGATTACAAACGGCTGAACGCAACAGTTGGCAGCGAGGAACAAGCCCAGAGCAAATCAAGCAGTTCGAAAGCGGCGGCGTCGATCAGCGAGACATGGCGCTCGCCGCGTTCCTTCAAGCAGAATACGACCGTCTTGCTGGCAACCTTCAAGCGATGGGTGGACTCGGAGCGCAAGCAAGCACAGTCGGACAGGAGGAATTGATTCACGGGCAGTTGTCTAGGAATGTGGCTGACATGCGCACGGCTGTAGTGAATTTTGCCTCTGAGTGCATTTTGGACCTCGGACGGTTGATGTGGGAGGATCAGACGCTCGAACTGCGCACCTCGATGCCAGTTGGTAATAGCGGAATCCAAGTCAACTCGGATTGGACGCCCGACCACCGCTTGGGCAACTTCGAAGATTATCAGTTTCGGGTGGAACCGTACTCGATGGTCTTTAAGACTCCCCAGCAACACGTACAAGAATACTTCCAGGTGCTGCAGCAAATTGCCCCTCTATGGCCCATGTTCCAAGCATCGGGCGCCACGCTGAATGTTCAAGTGCTGGTCAAAGAACTGGCGCGGCTGATGAACAAGCCCGAGATAGAGCAGTTGATAACGTTTGCTACTCCGGCCGAGATGCTGGGTGGCGATCAGAACACGGTGCAATCACCAGCACACACGACGCGGGAGACCGTCCGTAAAAACATCCCAACCGGAGGCACCGCGGAGAATCGAGCAAATTCGGTAATTCAAAGTTTGATGGGTTCAGGCTCTCAACTTAACGGACAGCAAAAAGCAGCAATGGAAAGGCCACCAGCGTGAAAGTTTATGTGAGGGTGCGATTAGCCGACACGGAAAGAACTAGAGAGTGGCGGGAGGTCGAAGCGGAAACGCTGGATGCTGCAATCAAGGCTGTCGAGCAGATGCCGGATGTAGAAGTGTGCTTGGAAGCGAGTTTGATTCCAGGGGGCGTGGTGAAATGAGCAAAATCGTATGCAAGTACAACGGCAGGATAGTCACTCAGGAAGAGCTAAATAAGTTGCTCCCGCCAAAGAAAGATTGGCTCGACGCGCCGCCGATGATGTCCAACACGTACAGCGAGCATGACCCATTGATTTCCGAAGGCTGCGGGGTAATGAAGTCGCAAGTCGGAGAGGCGCGTGACATGATCCGCCAGCACAACATCCAAGGCGCGGCGGTTCATGACAACGGACAGATGCGCTTCACAAGTCGCAGGGCAAGGAAAGAGTTTCTTTCACGCCGAGGGCTAATTGACAACGAGGGATCGTACGGGGATTAAGCCGCGGCGAACCAAAGAATAACTCACGGAGAACGATATAATGCCACTGGCAGACATTACCGAAGCAACACCGGACACCACCGCCGACGATATCAAAGAATTCGTACAGCAGTTAGCGCAGGAAGTAGAGCAGGAGCGTAAGGGCGAGCCTGAGAGAAAGTCCGACGCGCAGATCACGAACGAGCAGACCGGCACTTCACAGCCGGGGCACAAGACAAAAGAAATACTTGCCGAGAAAAAATCCGGCAGTGACGCCGCCCAAGCGGGCGAGGAAACCGGCGACGAAACAGAAAGCCCTGAATGGCTGACTGATGACGTAAAAGCCGAGGCAGCCGCGTACGGCAT